CGGTCGAGTTTTCGAGTATCGTTGAAAAATCTGGGAAATTTCGCAAAAATTTGCATATGTTTTCTAGATATTATAGTAACTTATACACTATTCTAGGGTAATCCATATTTCCTTCCCTTATCAGCTTTAGAATAGTGTATACAACAAAGGAGACACAATGAGAAATTGTACTAAATGTAATACCTTCCACATCAATCCAAAGATTGTATGGGAGTTTGGTAAAAGATATATTCTTTGCCTTAAATGTAATAACAAATTTGAGACAAGGAGATAACATGCATAAAGAAGAATATATCATCAGAAATGATGAGGGTATTATAGTTCTAAAAGGTAACTATGATAACAAATCAGAAGAAGTAAAAGACTTACTAGATTTCATACTTAATATTGGTTACAAGATAACTTTTAGGAAAAGGAGATAACTAATGACTAACTTAATCAATGTTCGTAAAGAGTTTGAAGCATTAGCTTCTAACTGGCTTGACAATGAAGAGAAATATTATTCAGAATATTGTAACTATATTATTGCTAATAATAGATACAAGAACTGTGAGTATCATCAGAAACTAGTCAAAGGAGAGATAGAACCCTCTGACATTCCTTCAAATAAACTAGCCGATGGATATGATTATACTCATATCAGACGACTACAAGATTACTTTGACCATAAACAATTCTATAACAAAGGAGAAAACTAATGACTAGACATATACCCAATACATTCGACGAAGAGTTCGCTATCCCTAAAGGACTATCCAAGATAGGTCTTAAAGTAGCTAGAGCAATTCGTTCTTATGCTAAAAAAAGAAACCTACGAAGTTATGGTAATACCACTTTCTATTCAACCCAACAATGGAAAGATAGGAAAGAAGACTATGGTACAGAATCAGAGTTAGTTATCGTCCACGATGGTGGTGATATAGCACGATTCTTTAACTATGCTTACGAAAATTATACCGAGATTGAGAGAATGAACAAGTTACTCAAGAAGTATGGAGTGTACTTTGAGGGATGCACTTGTTGGTACTCTGCAATATATAAACTTTAACAAGGAGACAACTAATGGATGAAGAACAATCCAAAAAACTAGAGGCAATAGTTAACTCATATTGGGACAGCCTACCAAAACAAATGCAAGATGAGTTAAGAAATTTTTATGGAGATAATGACGATGTTAAACAAGAAAAAGATACTATCTAAAACTTCTAAAATGCCTTGCAAGAGTATATCTCTCTCGGCTTGGTTGTGTAGGAATGGAGAGAAACTATCCAAGGTAAAGGGTAGTGTGTGTAATGGTTGCTATGCTAGGAAAGGTTTCTACCATATGCCTAATGTTAAGGCAAAGCAATCACTAACACTAGAGTTTATGCAATCTAAAGAATTTATTACTGTAATGGTTGAACTATTACAGAAAGAAAAGTTCTTTAGGTGGTTTGATAGTGGTGATATTCAAGACTTAGATATGGCGAATAACATTCTAGATATCTGTGAACAAACACCACACTGCAAACATTGGATACCAACCAAAGAGTACAAAGATTGGAAGACTATACTAAAATCTAGGTCTTTACCTAGCAATGTTGCTCTTAGGTTTTCAACACCAATGGACGACACACCACCATTAGAAAATGCCCCATTGACTACAACTAGCTTTACAACTATGGGTAGTCTAGGTATGAAAGGCTTTATCTGTGAGGCTAGTCAAAAAGACAAGTATGAATGTGGCGATTGTCGTGCTTGTTGGGATACTAATATCAACAATGTCGCTTATGCTAAACACTAACAAAGGAGATAACTAATGACTACTACTCAAGAAATAAGAGCTAAACTATTAGATGAGACAAACGAACAATCAGTTGATGAGTTGTTTTGTTGGCTACAAAAAAGCTCTGACCATCAAGAACTTGTTAGACTTGTCAATGAAGTGGTACGAGCAAAGTTTATAGCAAGAGAGGAGGACTAATGAAACTAGAAGCATTTAAGATAGCATATCTATCTAACATATTAAAGAAATTCTGCACTAATGAAAGCCTACCTTTTATGAGTGCCGATGACTTGTTACACGACCCAACAATAATCAAGACACCACTACAAACTAAGTGGTTGCAGTATTATTGTGAGTGGTGGAGTGAGTGTATTATTAACCCACAAACAAAGGAGTAAATCATGGGTTTTAAACGAGAAGAACTAAGGCAAATCAGAGCCGAGCTTGAGAAAGCTATTGATACACATCAACAGATAAAGATGGCTCAGAGTGGAGACTTAAACAAGTATGTCTTTAATGTTGGTAATTGTAGTTACAACGACTCAAAAGCTACATTCAAACTTGAAGTAACTATCAAAGGTGCTAAGAGTGAAGAAAGAGTAGCACTTGAAAAGAGTGCAGACTACTTTGGCATTGACCTTAACAAGGATCATCCAGAGTGGATACTTGTAGGTTACAATCGTAAAGCTAGAGGATATCCAATACTAATGGAAAAGAAAAGCAATGGTAAGACCTACAAGTTTACACTTGAGAGTGCGAAACAAATGTTTAAAAAGGAGGTAGCATAATGGAACTACAAACATTAGCCGATAAGATATCAGATATACATGATGCTATGGGTCGAATAGAAACTAAGCTTGAAGAGTTGGAAGACAAGATGGATGATGTCGAGTCTCAACTAACGGCTAACTTTGAAGGGATGTTAGATAATATTCGCAGTTGTATCGGAGACGATATCCAATCTGCCGTATCTGATATCAACTCGAACATCGACCGACT